CGTGTTTCGGGGGGGGGGGGGGGGGCGGCGGGGCGCGCCGGGCGGGCATCCGGACGCGGCGGCGGGCGCAAAATGCTGCATAATAGTTACGCCGCTCATGCGCGGGCGCATGGCCACGATATGCGAGCACGTTGTTACCGTAACAACGCCGGGCGAGTGCGTGGACGTTGTTGTGACGGACCACGGCATTGCCGTGAACCCAAGTAGGCCGGACATTGCCGCGTGGCTTGATGCGGCGGGCATAGAGCACACAACGATAGAAAAGCTGAAGGAGCTTGCGTATTCAATAGTCGGCACGCCGGAGCCGCTCGAATGGGAGGATAAGGTGGTTGCCGTGCTTGAGGCGCGGGACGGCAGCATACTGGACGTTGTGCGGCAGATAAAGCCATACAGGTTTGAATAAAATGGACGCGGTGCGGATAGATTCCTCCGCGCGCCTTATGGCGGAGCGGGACGCGCTGCTTGAGCGCAGCGGCATACTGCAGGAGGAGCAGGCGGACGCGGTGTTCGGCATTGTGAATGGCGAAGGGAAGCTCGTTGCCTGCGGCAACTGCCGCGGATGCAGCCTAAGGTGTATTGCGGTGGATGAAAGCTGCCGCGGGGAGGATATGCTTTCCACGCTGGTGTCCGCCATGCTTGAATATCAGTTCATGCGCGGCATAAGCCATGTTTTTATATGCACAAAGGCGAAAAACGCGCCCATATTCGCGGGCATAGGCTTTTATGAGGTCGCGCGCGCGGGCGATGCGGCGGTGCTGATGGAAAACAGGCGCGGCGGGTTCGGCGGCTATATAGCCGCACTTGAGCGCGGCAGCGGCGTGCAGGGCGCGATAGTGATGAACGCCAACCCGTTTACGCTGGGGCACAGATACCTTGCCCAAAGGGCGGCGGAGAGCTGCGACAGCGTGCATATATTCGTGGTGCGGGAGGATGCATCCGAATTTTCGTTTGAGGACAGGCTTAGAATGGTGCGCGAAGGCGTGAAGGACATACGCGGGGCAATAGTGCATTCAACGGGGCTATACATGGTGTCGCGCGCGGTATTTCCGTCCTACTTCCTTAAACGGACGGAGGACGCAACGGCGGTGCAGGCGGCGCTTGACGCGAATGTGTTCATAAAAATCGCCGCCGCGCTTTCCGTAAGCCGCCGCTTTATAGGCAGCGAGCCTTTCAGCGCCGTGACGAACGAATACAACCGTGTGCTGATAGATACGCTGCCAAAGCACGGCATAGAATGCCGCAAAACAGAAAGACTCACGATAAACGGCTGCGCGGTGAGTGCGTCAAGGGTGCGCAGCTTGCTTGCATCCGGCGATAAAGAGCGGGCGTTTGCGTTGCTGCCCCCAAGCACACAGCGAATAATAGAGCAAATATTATAATTAAAAACTCCGCACGGCTTGGGCTGTGCGGAGCTTTGCTTTATCGGGCACCGATAAGCCGTTTTCCCCAACATAAGGATACAAAATGGGGTTTAGTCGATTTTACCCACAAAGCGGTAGTAAATATCGACGGTCTGTTCCTTCTCGCCGTCCTCGCCTGTGGTTTTCTCGTGAACGACGATCTTCTCAATTAGGGCGTTGAGCATTTCGACAGTCAGTTCCTCCGGGTTGGCGTACTGGTGGATGAGACTAATCCACTGGTCAATGCTGGCCGAAGTCTGCTGCTCCGTGGCAAGCTCGGCTTGCAGCCGCTCGACCTTCGCCAGCACATCTGCTTGCTCGCTCTGATACTTCTCAGATAGGGCATTGAAGTTGTACTCAGAGATGCGCTCCGATGCCCAGTCCTCATAGAGCTTTGTGAACAGCCTGTCCAGCTCCTTCTGCCGCTTCTGCACCCGTCTCAGCTCTGCCTCCCTCATTCTTGTCATCCGCTGCTGCTCCCTGTCGTTGGCATGGAACAACTGCCCTTTCAGGTGTTCTACACCCACATCCGCCTGTGCCGACCAGTATTGTAGGCGGCCGAGAACGTATGCATACAGGGTGTCGTAGCGGATATAGTGAGAGGTGCAGTCGGAATGCTTTGGCCCATGCTGGCGATAAGAGGTACAGTTGAAGTAACTAAAAGGCTTGCTGTTGTTCTTGTTCGTACCAAAACTCATTGTCCAGCCGCAGTCTGCACATTTCACAAGACCAGCAAAAATCTGCGTAGTAGGAGCGTTCTTGATTTTTCTGCGCCGACTGGCGATTTGATCCTGTACCTGCTCAAACACTTCCTTGGGAATAATGGCTTCGTGGGTATTTTTCACCCGTAGCCATTCCTCCTGCGGCTTGCGAACCTTCTTCTTGTTCTTGAAAGAAATGTTGGTCTGCATCCCGTGGACGCTATTACCGATGTAAGTCTCGTTCTTGATGATGCTCTTGACCTGCGCAATCGTCCATGCATAGCGCTTCTTCTCCGGTGCATCGGCATAGATGTTGGCGAAGGTGCCGTAGCGGGAGTAGTTCAGCCAGCTGGGAGTAGGCACCTGTTCATCTAACAATATGCCCGTAATTTTTGCCGCGCCCGCCCCATGAAAGGCAAGGTCGAAAATCTTCTCCACGATCCATCGTGTCTGTAGCGGCGCACAACTCATGTCAAAAATGGCGCACAACTCATGTCAAAGCATATTTATGCATATAAATAGAAATAGCCCGAAGAAATTCTCCGGGCTTTAACCTGTGTTACATTTAATTGTTCTTTGTTATCACGGCATCATATGCGCCATTTGACGCCAGACTTACCATTAACGCATTGACAATGCAAAGGGCTGCCGATTCAGGAGTTATGCCATCAGTAAACGCTGTGGCGGCTATAAGAATTATAAGCGCCACAATATAAGCGAATAACCTTGTGGGTATGCGATCGATAAAACCCACACCCTTAAAAACCTGTGTTACTGCAATAGTGGCAGCTGTTGCGCCGGCGTAGGTAGCGAGTACACCCCAGTCGAAAAACCCGACATGCGCAGCAGGTTCGTCCGTGGTCTGTGCAAGCGCAGCAGACGCGCATGTAAGCGCAAGTATCGCTACGAATACAAGTCCAATAAATACTTTTCTTTTCATATTTACCTCCATTATTTTATGGCATCATGTGCCAGAATAAACTCATTCACCGCCGCAACGGTTTTGCGGCCACATATGCCGTCTGCATCACCGCACGGGTAGCCGCACAGGTCAAGCGCTGTCTGCATGGCGCGTATATCCTCGCCGCGCTGCAACGGAGATTCAATGCGGAACACCCGCCGCTCAGGCGCCTTGTTTTCCGCTTCTTCCGCCAGCGCCGGATGCTTGCCTTGGTGCGTCCAAGTTCCTTTATTAAGCGGCAGCTTTACTACGCCTGCGTCACGGCCCTTGGCTTCGATGGTATAGCCGCCGCCGACATACACGCCTACATGTTTCATCTCGCCGCCTTTAAGCCTGAAAACAAGATCTCCGGCTTCAGGCTGCCATTCGCCGATCTTGCCCTGCTTGTTGCACTGCGCGTACAAGCCATTCGCGTTAACATCACCCTTTATCAGATGCTTAACATCCAGCAGCCAATGAACTATCAAACCCGAACAGTCAAACGCATACAGCGGACGCTTCTTAGAGGCCCGTATATAGCGCATGCACCGCGCAGCCTGTATCAAATTGCCTTTTTCCCGCCTGCGTACCCATGCCGATACGTCCGGCATGGTATCTATGCGCTGTCCCTGAGCGCCCCACACATACGCATCGCCTATATGTGACTCAAGATAGGCCACAAAGTCTGCTATTTTGCCCATCTTTTCACACCCATAAGCACGGCAGCTGCCGCTATAAGCACAAAGCCGACAACATTTACATTATCGCCAGTCTGCGGCAAATCAGGCACGGCGGGCTTTACTTCGGCATCAGCATACCACTTTGCTGTTGCCTCGGCTCTGCTGCGCTGCCCGAAGTTGGCTATAAGCGCGGCATCAGACATATATATTCTGCCGCTGTATACATCTTCTATTGTCATACCCAGCGCTGTAAGCGCGCGAGACAGTTCGCCAAGGTTGCCGTCCGCAATATCCACGCTTACCGCAACATTGTTTCTGCGCTGAAATTCAAGTTTGTCTATTGTAACGGTGTTGCCTGTGATTATTATGGGCTTGCCGTTGTATATAAGTTGGTCGGCGGGCGTAGCAGTCTCTATCGATGCCGTTACGGCCGGATGTGCGCCCGTAACCGCGGCGGCTATCACATTGCCGTCTATATACAGCACTTCCAAGTCGCCGAGCCGTATATCGCCTTTGACATCATTGCCGCCGCTATCCGTTATGCGCACGCTGAAGTATACGACCTGCCCCACCGCCGCAAGCTTGTCGGGTACGGTCGTATATGCCGTGCCGGCAGTGGTATTTACCCGGTCAAGCTTACTCACGGTCACGGTATACTCCGGCGCAGGGTCGGGCGTATATGCCCAGCCCATAGCCAATGTGGGTATGCTTGCGCAAAGCGTAAGCGCAAGCAGAAGTATAAGTATAGTCTTTTTCATTAAGTTTCCTCCTTTATTTTTCCAAAGTGAAAAGCGCTGCAACCTGTGACGGCGGATAAAGCAGCGGATCTGCGGGCTGGATGCAGACATACACGTTATCGCCTTCGCGCACTCTCATGCCCACGCTTGCCGCCATGTTGTACACATACGGATACACGCCGTTATCATCGGGCGCGGGGCGAACGCCGTAAATCGCTTCCATACCCGTGCTGAACGGCGGCTGGTGCGCAGCCGATGTAACTGCCTGACGGCAGAACCCAACCATGCCGTTATATAAAAAAAGGTCATACTGCTTGTATGCCTTCCCCACCTCCCATGGTGCAAACCCGTCTACAAACATACCCACCGTTGCAATGGGAGCAGCCTTAGCCGCCTGCGCCTGTGCGGCTCCCGCGGCTATGTACTCCGCTTCCCGCCTATCTTCGTTTGCCCGCCAAGCGCGGGCTGCGTCTTTAGTCCGTATCGGCATCGTTTTCTTCACCTCCTTCCATTATGTCTATAATCTCCTGATATGCCGCTATCTCCGCTTCGACCTCGGCGGCTACATCGGCAAGTTCGGCAGCATCGATAAATGCCTGTTCTCTGTCTGCTTCGGCGCGTTTTCTCAAGTATTTTGCCGCATTCATTATGTATATTACCTCCTAAAAACTTACTATCGCGCACGGCTCATACACGGTTATGTTGTTTTCACTCTGTGCATGGCACTTTACGCCCAGCGCCCACTTCTCGGCGGCTTTGGCGGTATTGGCAAACCTATGCTGTTCGCCGAGTTCTATCTTCTCCCACGCAGGTATTGGGTCGTTATAGTTGTTGCACACCCAGAACTCTATCGTGCCGCTCTGCATCTCGTACTCGCATTCAACTTTTATCTTTTGGGGCATCTTGTCGGCCTGCCCCAGCAGTGCAGTAAACTCCACCTCTCGGGGCGGTATGGTGTCACTCAGTACCAGATTGTAGCTGCCATCCGCATTAGGAGCATCCGACACAAGACTATTAGATGCAAGAATTAAAGCGGGGCGGGCGCAGCTATTGTTGGCGGGCGAGCTCGTGACGACGCTGCCGTTGGAGCTGACGCACACCACAGCCGACGCCGAGGCAGGCCACCGCGCCCAAACGTTCACCGCTTGGCCCTGCTCGTTATAGCATTTGCGGCTCGCATTATCCGTAAAATAGCCGGGGTTCTCTGTTGTGTCCGTAGTGTATGAGTCCACACCATATTCGCGTGCGGACAGCGCAAACACATGGCGGTTTATGCTTACCACCTCGCCCGCATCGTTATCATATACCTTTATGGCCGTGGGCATTATAAGTGCCTTTGTAGCCTCGTCAAACCTTCCGTAAAACTCCGCTTCATGCTTTATGTCGCATTGAGATTTCTCATAATTTACTTCGTTTTGGGCGTTGTTCCACTTAAATGCGGATTCACTCGTGCCCGTGCCCGTTGCCTTGTCACGCAGCATAAACACGCCGTTTTTATATGGATTCTTGTCTGCCGTAGCAATGATGCGCCACGGCTTGCCCATGGTAATCTCGCCGTTTGTTTCCATCAAATTCACAAGTGTTCCTACTGGTAAATTGGTAATTGGTTGGCTCATTCGTTCATACTTTCCTCCTTAAATATATCTTCCATTTTCGCGTCACAGCGCAGCATCAGGCCGCGACAATTTCCCTGCATCAGGTGCGCACGGCGCGATCGGTAGCTTTGCTGTATTTCTTCATGCGCAGCGCCTGCCCTGTACATGGCTTCATATTGCTTTATGCCGCGCTTCAGCGCGGGCTTGGCCGGCTGCCGCCGTACGCGCCCCCCCCCGCGCGAGGATGAAATGCCCTCAAGCCTCGCATGGTTGCACAGGCTGGAATCGAACCAGCTGCCTGCAGGCTCATAGGCCTGCCGGGCTGCCAATGCCCTACTGTGCGATATTATAGGCCACTGATCGAGATCGCCAGCGGTGGAACTGCGTGAATGAGGTCACAAGCCGCAATTTACCATCACTGGGAAGGTGCAGATCACTTGTGCCGCCGTAATGGCCGGACGGCGGCAATGGCCTAATGGGGCCGCATAAGGGTCTTGCACCCTTGCCGTGCTATAGGGAGATAACACAGCGCCCTTTTCGCTCTAATTGCCGATTGAGCAGCTATGCGGTAAAATGCCCCGGCCCCGTAGGTTACCGGGGTAAAATTTAGTGCAGGGGTCAAG